CGAGCCATCGCTCCCGCTGGGGTCCGCTGGCATAGGGGTCACAGTATTTGCTGACATGATCGGCAAGTGCTTGGAAAAGAGCATGCGTGATCTTCCCCTGGACACCCCATTGAGGGAAAAACTGCTCCATGAGGATGTGCCACGTGTTCGGGTCCACGTAGCCTTGGATACGGTAGCGGTGCGCGGGCATGGCTAAAGGTTCCTCAGGTTCTCAATTCTCTGCCGGGCCATCAATAACTCAGTTTTGAGCGCCGGCTCCAAATCAGTGAATTCACCTTGGGTTAATCGCCTGAGTTTCAACTGATTGTCGAAGATCATGGGATTTCCACAGGCGAAGCAAATGCTGAGGTCTCCCGGCTGCGGCTCCGCCTCCGCTCGCCCCTGTGCCGGCTTGTGTGCGTCACAAGCGGCACCACATGCCGGACACTGATGGGAAGGAATTCTGTCCTGAACCATGCAGGGAGAGTAACTTAGTTCAGTCCCTGAGTCAAGGAGGAATTATCTACTTCCTCAAACTCATGATGAACTCCTTGTCCTGGCGCTCCCGCGTCACCTGCTCCTCCAATCCCTTGATTTGCTCAGGCAGCGGCCTCCGGTCCACTATCACCGGCGGGTAGCCGCCAGGGGGCACCTGCATCAGCCGCTGCATCTGCGCCGCCTCCCGCTCCCTCGCACGCCCGCTCATTACGGCTATGAAACAATAGAACCCGGCGAACCCTATCCCAATGTAGAGTAGTGCTTTCATGGTTAGCTCAAGGTGATGGTGATGATCCCGGCAACTTCCCCCATCGAGGCCACCTCTTCTGAGGCAAATATCAATTCCCCCACTTGGAACCCACGGCTCGTTCCAGTCCTCGTCAGGCACAGCCGCGAGCTCACGCTCACCGGGCCAATCACTGTCTCCTCTCCCCGCCGGCTCACCATCACCTCTATGTGATGCTGCCACGACAGATGCACCAGTGCGTTCCACACGCATCCTTTAAACTGGCTCTCCGCGTGCCTCACCGCTGTAATGTGATGCGCTGTGGTCGCCGTGGTTGAGCGCTGCTGGCTGACCGGGGATGCCAGCTCCCTCAGCGCTTTAGATAATTGCTCCTCCTCGGCAAGGTGCGGCGAGTGCGCCGCATAAAAGGCGTCCATTTGTGCGCGCTTCCTCGCCATTGATTCTGTCATCTCTTGTTGGTTCATTTTGTTCGTTTGTTGTTGGTGATCTTTAGGTCATAAAATAGCCAGGCAACCCATCAGGATGTATCCCCATCCCTACATTCCTCACTGCTCCTGCCTCCCGTATCGCTTCCCCTATCTCAGGCGTCATTGCCGGAAAATGCGTCCCCTTTATCAGGATTCCCCTCTCGTGCAGCAGCATCAGCGCTTCCAAGATCTCAGGCTCCGGATTGCCAGGGATCGTTAGCCCATGCGTCTGCCATGGTCGCTCTATCCGTATCGCCAGCTCCAGCTTCCCCTTCCGCGGCCCCAACACTACCATCTCTGCCGCGCTCACCCTCACTGCCGTCTCCTTCCATGTCGCCGCAAATGCCTCCATTGAAAACTCCGTCGCCCATCGGTAGTGCATCAGCTCCTTTGCCAGCTTCCTTAGCCGGTTTGCCAACGTCTCAGGTGAAATCGTCTCAGGACACGGTACCTCTATCGATCTCGGGTACGCCTTCATGTACCCCACAAATATGTGCTCATGCTCCCGATAACTCTCCTCCCTCTGCTGCGCAGGCGATCCGTTTATGCTGATCATGATGGGTGTTTGTTAAAATGTCTGCGGATACTCTGGTGTCGCCTCACACTGGTCCGCTAATCGCTCCAATGGATCGTCTGAAACTGTCTCCCGTCGCTCCAAGGGCCTCACACGCGTCGCCAACTCCCTCATTTGCTTGATCGCCATCCGTCCAGGCATCCGCCCCGCCTCCCATCCCTCAATCGTTCGCCTCGCTACTCCCAACTCCTCCCCCAGCTCCCCGGTGCTCAGCCCCCACCTCTCCCGAACTGCTCGCACGCCCCCTGCATAGTTCGTTCCGTCCTTTGCTCGCTCAAATGGTGTCGGTACCCCGTGATCCCGCCTCCGCTTCTCTGATATTGTCAGCTCCGGTGCTTTCCCTAGCGCGTCCGCCCACTTCCCTACGCTCTTGTGCCCGCGCCCTGTGCTCTGGCTCACGATCCACTCCCACCCTGCATCCGTACACCATAGCGACCTCACTCGCCCAGGTGTCGATCGTGGTCGGCCTACTCGCCGCTTGCCTGTTGTTTGCTGTTCCGACATTAGATGAGAATTACGGACGGGACGGGATCAGTCAAGGAAAATTGTTACCCGTGCGTGGAAAATGGCCGCTTTTCTGATACTCTACGCATCAGTCGTTTTGCACGATTTACGCTCCCTGCGCGCTCACGATGGACCCGCTTTGCCCTTTTTTCATTAGCGTAGTGTATCAGAATCAATACCTCTTTTCTACTGCGCTCGCGCTATTGTTTCTCAGTGACTTTGCGGTTGGCGTATCAAACCTATTGCTCTGATCACCTACCTCTACGCTCCATCCGTGCCGTCTGCCGTGACGACAGGACTAACTTGCCTTAGATTGGATTAGGTCTCTTAAAAAAAAAAATAAATGAAGACCTAACCTCCTGTACTCAAAGGGTCTGAGGTCGTCACGTCAGCAGCCACATTCCCTGCGTAGCCGCCTAGACTGCCAGACTAATGACCCGCTACGACCGAGCGTTAGCGAGGTCCGCTACCCTACGGCTCCTGGACCGCCAGACAAGCCCTTTATGCCCCTACGCGCACCAAAGAAAGGGCATCTGGCTAGCCCGACCTGGACTGCCAGATTGCCGGTTAGCTCGCCTGGACTGCCAGATTCGGCCTCTCCCCCTCTCTCCCTCTATTGAGCCAGCTGTAGGTCGCCTGCGCTTGCTCCAATGCTCCCTTACCGCTGTACGTCCATCCGTACTTCCCCCAGTCATTGCTCCCAGGATAACGCTCGCTCTCAGGTAATTGCCTCCCAAATGCTTCGTGCGCCCGGTCGATCCGTATCTGGATTACCTCATAGGCCGCCACCTTGCCGTCCTGTGATTGGCTGTAGATCGCGGCTGTTGGCGACCGCTCAATCTGGGCATAGTCGTACTTGTCGTGCCGGAATGTCAGGGGAAGTTTCTTCATGGCACAATAAAGCCTTGCACCGTCGCCAGTGCAAGGCCCGCGCGCGCTCTGCTATTAGCTATTAGCTATTAGCTATTAGCTAGCTTGCCTTCAAGCTTGTGCTCTGCGATCTCGAACCAGTTCACTTCACTCAAGGCCGCCCCTAGCAAGTCTGCCCAGACGCTACACGTCGCCTTGGCTCCTTCCAGGAGATCTTGACTCGCTTCCTCGTACTGGTCCTTCATTAACTCGCCCAGCTTATACCTCGCCTTGTCGGAGTCTTCTTCCCGTGCAATGCGTTCTGCTTCCTCTTCCCAATAGACATGGCTTCCCTCGTCATTGTCCATCCACAGAGCCACATTCCATGTCTCGTAGTTCGTCCATCCGTTGTATGTCTTGTCGGTTGTCATTGGTTAGGTTAGGTTAGGCTACAGCTGCCCCCTTTCTGCGAGCGCTAGCGAGCAGCATGTCGCTTGGTCCCTTGGTTGCTTGGTTACAGATTCATGTTGTCAATGGCTGCCTCCAGCTCGCTCTTGAACGGCCCCATCGCTTCACTGTCTGGCAAGCAACCAGGTAGGCACGTCCACCAGTACCAGCCGGCCAAGGCTTCGCTTTCTGCCTTCACGCTTTCCGGATTAGTCCAATCAACGCCTGCCGCATCCATTGCCTCAGCATGCCATGATCCCGCCTCAGCCTGAGCAAACTCACTAGCCGGCATTTCGAATATCTCAGCGTGATTGCTCCCGGTTGCTTCATGCATGATGCCGTCAGTAGTCAACCCCATGTAATCGTGCTTCCCGCCACACTGGCAGCAGGACGGATAGCTATCCATTTCGCTATCCGCGAAGATTGGATGCACTTCTTCGTTGTCTGGTTCAATGCCCTTGGGCAGACATTGCACGCAGTAATAGTCGCAGTCATAGGCGACACAGTCATAGTCGTAGGATTTCATCAGTAGGTTAGGTTAGTTGGTTTGTGTGAGTGAGAGCAATCGCGCCCTCGTACCTCTATACCAATTGCCACCTTGCCGCCTCACTCGCTCTCTCCTGAGGGTACCCTTGCCACCCGCCGCCTTGCCCCCATATATAGTTCCCGGCTTCGTTAATTTTGATTTTGCATTCCTAACACTGTTACAGGATTCTGGTGCCGGGGATGTGGCGGCTGCTGGTTGTTCTGCATACTATTGGCTTCATCCCTTCCGGCTTCATCTGCACAGACGGCACTTGTACAGCTGTACAAGGTCTGAACGGGCGCGCAGGTGCGCTCGCGCGCGTATACGTGCGTACGCGTACGCGCCCACATGCCTACGGCATGTGGGTGGTGGAGAAGCGTTAGGCGGGGGAGAGCGTCTCGCAGTACGCCTTCACGAACTCTGCCGCGACTTGCGGCACGATTGCATTGCCCGCTCCCCGCAGCAGGCCCACTCTGCCGGATACCCCATGAGCCAGAGGGAAAATCTCGGGTTGAGCGCGCCGTGCTTTTCCGTCCCGGCAGGGGATGAGGTTGAAGGAGGACCAGAAGCCAGCTGCGCCTGCACCTGAAGGCTGGTTATCGCAGTCCGGTTCGCATTGCTGCCATCGCGTTCCCCCATCCGCTTCTTCATCGCCAAGTGAGCCTCGACACTCTTGTTGTCGTCGTTCGCCACTGGCGTAGCCCACCCCGCCAGCGTCGCTGTCCGCCCCAGCAGCGCGTTCACCGGCACGTTCGTGCAACTCTGCTCGTCCCCGTCCTTGTGGTCGCGGGTCGTCGGCGTCGGCCACCCCACCAGTCCGCCCATCAGCAGTTCGTCCTTCCTCTTCCCGCTGCGGCTCGTCTGCCCGCCCTCCATCGCGTTGGGCGTCGGCCACCCAGCCAGCACCGCTTGGTCCTCCAGGTTCACCTGATGCCCCGCCTCGATCCGCGTCAGCACCTTCTCCGGGTCGCTGTAGCACCCGCCCCGCTGGTTGTGATCCGGACTGCGCCACCCAGTACAGCCGCTGCCGGATGTGCGGCGCCCCGACGCTGTGTGCGCCCAGTATAACCGCCCCGCACGCGTAACCTTCCGCCTCCAAATCTGCCGATACTCCATCGAGCCAGTCGAATCCAATCGCCTGCGCAACCTGCTCGCCAAAGACTCGCTGAGGACGCTGCTCGGCGATAAGCCGACGAAGCTCCGGCCAGAGGTGTCGCACGTCACCCGCGCTCCCTTGCTTGCCGGCGGCACTGAAGGGCTGGCATGGGCAACTGCCTGTCCAAACAGGTCGAGTGTCTGGCCACCCGGCGAGGCGCAAGGCGTATGACCACCCTCCGATCCCGGCGAAGAAATGGCACTGGGTAAACCCTCGAAGATCGGCTGCTCCCACGTCAACGATGCTTCTCTCATCAACCTCTCCCGCGGCGATGAGTCCTCCTTTGATGAGTTCTCGCAGCCAGGCGGCAGCTTGTGGGTCGTTCTCATTGTAGTAGGTGCTCATGGAATGTAACGAAACTCGACGCTTTGTCGGAAAATCTTACATAACTTGTTCTGGACAAGCAGGCTCTGCCCAGGTTACAGAGTTATCTCATGAAATTCAACCTTCTTCTCCTATCCGCCTTTGCACTCGCCTCCGCGAGCGTTAGCGAGCGGGCCTCGGCCGTCACCATCACCAACCCGCTCACCCTCCAGACCCAGTTCGTCGCGGGGACTTTGACTGGCCAACCCGGTAACTCAAACATCGCAACTGAAACTCTGATCGCCCAGCATATCCTCAACCTTGCCCTGGGGCAGGTTGATGGCGCCTACGCGGCGAACACAGTCTTCAACTACTCCGGGACCATCACCGCCAACGGCGGCCAGCACCCGGACACCATCCTCAACGACGGCATCGTCAGCATCCCGGCGGGGTGGGGCGGCGCTCTGGCAAAGTATGACGGCGACAATGGCGGATACGTCTTATTTCTCTTTGGCGGTCAAGCCTCTACGATTCCCGAGTATCCTTGGAACTTCTGGACCACCAACCAAAGTCAGTATCGCATCAGCCACTACACTTTGTTCAACGGTCAGGGCGACGTGACCCCCAACCCAACCAGCGTGCCCGAGGGCGGCGTCGGTGTCGCGCTGCTGGGGCTTGCCCTTGCCGGCCTGGCGGGCGCACGCAGGCTAATTCACGGACGCGCCGCTCTGCGAGCGTAGCGAGCAGCTTGCTGGTCTCATTGGCCGGAGGGGGGACGCTCTCTCCGGCCTTTTTGCGTCTGGGCTAAGGCAGTCAGTGCGAGTCCTGCTTCTGTAGTGATCGGGTGGGCCCCGCTCTCCCGGTGCGCCAGAGTCGAGCGCGCTATCCCCAGCCGGCTCGCCACCTCCTTCTGCCTCCCAAGCTGTAGTCGCAATGCCTTGTAGGTCGCTGCGTCCATTTACACTCCCTGTAGACAATACGGCAAAATCTCCTTGACGTTTCCTGATTTTCCCTATTCACTCGCGAGCAGTGCCGACTCGCTCACTGGTAGTGATAAAATTGCGTCCCGCGCTGGTGCCGGTTCCGCTTCTCGGTTTGCGCCCAGGTGACAAGCCAGCCGGCCCCTCTCCGAGGGGCTTTAGACGGGAGGATGCCAAGAAGTTTCCGGCTACTGAGCCTGAGTGCCAACCGGCCAAGGATTGACTTTATGGACACCAACGGCGGATCCCTTGAAGAACTGTTCCAGGCTTCCGCTCGTGGCGAGCCGACAGACGCGCCCACGGTCGAGCGCGAAGCGCGATACGAGGGAGAGGCACAAATGCTCCCGGTTCGAGACTTCCATGGGGTGAAGCCACCGAACCGCAAGATTGCCAAGGAGCGTTCGCAGCACCGTCTGGCTGCCTACATGTTCGCGATGGGAGTCTCTCAGACTGAGATCGCAAGGCGCCTCGACGTCGAGATCGCGACGGTTTCTCAGTGGTGGCGCCAGCCCTTCATGCAGGAGTTCGTCAAGGAAGAGATGGCCAATACCGGGCGTGACACTCTCAGCAAGGTCATTGCGGGCGCTGCTGTCGATTCCGTCTTCACTCTTATCACGCTCCGTGATGAAAAGACAACGCCCGCGTCTGTGAAGCGTGCCTGCTGCTCAGAGTTGCTGGACCGCGCCATGGGCAAGGCTCCTCAGACCGTCCACAACGTCGGCTACCAGGGCGGTGACGTGGCGGATATCGCCCGCGTAGATGAAGATTTGCGCAACATGCTTGACGATAAGGCACTTATGCAAAGCCTCCAGCCTTCAATGTCATGAGTGAAGACCGCCTTGGCAAGGTCGCCCATGCTGCCTGGTGCTCCGCCAGTGGCCAGGACCAGCCGCTCTGGGAAAACCTCTCAGACGACATCCAGCGCGCTTGGAACGCCGTCGGTCAGGGAGTCTTGCTCGCCGTAGGCGAAAAGAGCGGACTTTTGCAAGAGGACGAAGACGAGACTCCTGCCCCTGCTGCTTAACCCCTGACGTCTATGGCCGGTCCCATCCCCAGCTTTCCCGATCCGTCCGTCCCAGCCTTTGGGATGAATGGCCTCATTTATCTCAATAATACTCAGCCACATACGGGTCATTTCTTCTGCTTCATCCCCGTCGAGGACACCGTCTTCGCTGAGTTCGAACTCGCCGGTGGCACTATCGGCGGCAACGCCTTCGTCGGCGACGTCATGCCAGCGGGAATCCCCATCTACGCCCAGTTCACCAGCATCACCCTCGCCTCGGGGCGTGGCTGGGCCTACAAGGCTGTCAAGGAGGCATCATGACCCTTGGCCTCGCTATGGGCCTCCAGAGGCTCTCTAGGCTCGTCAAGCCACCCTCGGCGCCCGCAGGGCGCTTAGTTGCACAGACGCCCCCTGAGCGCGGCGTAGACGTCAAACTGCCCCCTTCTGCCAACGTCCGTCAGTCAACCTAAACCCAACTATTGCCATGGCTGCTCATACCGCCCACGAAAATCACGATCACGACTCCAAGCACGGAGCCACTGCCACCCTCGACCCGGTTTCCGCCACTGAACGCGAACGCCGCGTCTCCCGCTCCCCTCACGACTCCCTCGAAGCCCTCGAAAAGCACGAGAAAGAAGTGAAAGCCGACGAAGAGGCTCGCACCAAAGCTTTCGAGGACTCGCCCCGCGGCAAGCTCATCAAGTCCCGCACTGAAAAGGCGAAGAAGGATGCTGAAGGTAAAGAGGTGAAGGACATCTCGGAAGACGACGCTCGGAAAAGAGCGTTCTCCTCTCCGCCGCTTACCAAGGAGGGTGAACCAGACCTCCCGCAAGGAGCCGTCCTCCCGCCAGCTTCCAAAGAGCCGTACTGGATGAACGCTCCTGCCTGGGCCCAACCTTTGTCCGAGCCCCCGCCGGAAGACATCGGAACCCCGGTCGCGGCTGCCAAATGAACACAAGCTTCTTCACCCTTAGCCGGAGGGCAGCCCGCCTTAATACGCGAGCGCAGCGAGCGTGAACATCATCGTCCTGGTCATCGTCCTCGCTGTTGTAGGGTTCCTCCTCTACTTGCTCCTCACTTACGTCCCGATGCCCAGACCTTTCCCTCAGCTCATCGTGGGAATTGTCGTCTTCGCCATCATCCTCTGGCTCTTAAGCGCTTTCGGTCTTCTGGGGGGCGGACCAACCTTCAGACTCCGATGACCTTTTCGTGGCCCAGAGGGTTCCGAGTGGAACACGGCGCCAGCCGATCTAGTTCGGGGAAATGTCTACTCGTCGGGTGCCTCCTCTGGGTCGCCCTCCTCTCCGGTTGCTCCACCGCCTCGGACAATGACGTCATCGATCAGGCTATCGCCGCCAGAATCTACAACCTCCAGCGGTGAAACCATGGCCTCTAGCTCTGCTCATGCTCCCGTCTTGCCAGACGGCTCGTCAGGTTACCATGCCCAACGGCGCTACCTACGCTGACAATGGGCACTTTGCAGGGGACACCACCGTCATGATGCTCCCAGACGGCACTGTCATCCTCCGCAACAAGATGAACGCACCGTGGCGTGACTTCCTCCAAGCCGCCGCTGCCATGTACGGGTTCCATGAGGCAGCTGACGTTGCCACAGCTCAGATCGCCAAGAGCCAAGCCACAAGGCTCGCCGCTCAACGCACGGCTGCTGCCAAGGCCGCGGGGGCCACTGAAATCGAAAAGCTCCGTCTCGCTCAAGAGTTCGAGATGTTCAAACTCCTCCATCCGGCAACTCTGCCAGTTACCCCGTGAACAATGGCAACAGAACCCAATTCCTCACCACCATCATCTCCGCTGTCTTTGCTGCGGGCATCCTCTACGCGCGCATTGGCTCGTCTGCGGCTGCGATGCGGGCGTCTATGGAGACGATTCGCCAGGAACAGATTGAACTGAGAAAATTAGTCGAATCATTTGTCCATGAGCACCCTCGAAATCCGTGAACGCTTGGTCTCAATCGCTCTCCGCGACCGGGGCAAGACCGAGGAGACCCACAACCAGGCTGATTGGATTGCCAAGTTCTGGCCGACCACCACTTACCCGGACGGCATGGAAAACCAAGAGCCCTACTGTGCGGCTGGTTGCTGCTACTGGGTCTGCGAGTGGGTTAAGATGCCGGAAGTCCAGCAAGCGTTTGGCATGTCCGCCAGTGAAATGGAAAGTTGGAGACCAAAGTCACCAGCGGTCTTTGATTGGAACGACTGGGCTGAGGCTAAAGGACTCCAAATGCTCGGACGTGATGAGGTCCTCCACACGGGCGACATCTTCATCTTCGATTGCAGCCACATCGGCATCGTTTGGACCGACCGAGGGCAGAATGTCCTCACCATGGAAGCGAACACCGGACCCATGGGTGAGCGCGACGGTGACGGGGCGTATGTCAAGATCCGGTCCCGCAGCGAGGCCCGCAATTTCATCCGGCTACTGGAATGAAAGGCTCACTCGACATGCCGCCACAGTCGGCGAGAAACGATGCTGTGGATAGTACCTGGGGCAGCCTTGAATTGAATCCCGATTTTGATCAGGGTCATTCCGCCTGCGCGCAAGCGTCGCATTTCACGGATGTCCGCATCCGTAAATCTTGCATTCCCGTGAGCTTCGCCACGAGGCAGTCTTTCGGGATGAAGACGAGGTCCACTATTGTCACCTCGGGCAAGTTTCTCGGGATGTATGCGAGAATAATGCTCGTCACCAGACTGAGATCGTTGTCTGCCCTTCTGGTCCCGGTCAGCACTGTTTTCCGTCTTTGTTCCAAGCCAGAGGCAGGAAGGCGAACAGCACGCTGGCGTATCGCATCGGTGGCAGACGCACATCCCTGCTGGAATGTCGCCGAAATGAATCTGCCAACTCACCCGGTGAGCCAAGTAGATCTTTTTCTTAAATCTCAGTATCCCGTATCCTTTGGGCTCCCGGTATCCTTGCCACAACCAGCATTCATTCGGTCCTCGCTTATCCACCTTTGCCCAAAACCGGGCTTTGTCTTCTTCCGTGATCTGTGGCAGGGGCTTTCCAGCCTGATTCGTGGTCATGCGCGAATTTGGGTTAGGGGCGCTTCGGCTCGTCAAAGCCGCTGCGTCCCGTCCTTTTTATCCTTTTTAACCCTGGGGGGCAATCTCTAATTATGGCAAAAGGAATCCACCTTGGTTCTCTTGTCTCGGCTCCTTCTGTCCCAGGCGGCGGAACTACAGGTGTCGTTTTCGTAGTCCAGGATGACGTCCTATTCCTGACTGACTTGGCTACGGGCCTGACTTACGAGGCTCCAGTCGTCCTCTTTGGCCCATCCTCCCTCCCCTCGGGCACCATCACCGGCGCCCACGATACCCTCAGCTTTCACTACCTCGGCGGTCAGTGGAACTCACCCGCCACACAAGCCCCGGGCACTACCCCGCCGGCACGAGGCATTGTCCTCAACGATACGTTCTTCATCTCGATCGGCGGCGTGACCCTGTCCATGCCGGTGACGCTTAGCGTCGCCCCGGGCGGGCAGCCAAGTGGCGAGATGTCGTTGGTCACTATTGATGGGGTGGAATACGTACGGGTAACCTTCCCCGATGGCGAGGTCCGTTACGAGGAGATGCACGAGACTCCGACTCCGGATGCCACCGGTAGTGGAGTCGTCCCAGTCGCCGCTACTACCGTCTTCGCCAACCCGACCGGCGCCACCGCACTGCCAGTCTTCTCTGCCAACCCAGTCGTTGCTTCCCTCTCGGTTGGCGATGTCCCCTACGACGCCACCGCCTGGAATGGTGACCTCTCCGTCCCCACCAAGAACGCCATCCGCGATGCCCTGGTTGCCCTGCCGGTTGCTGGTTCCGTCGCCACCGACCCCATCTTCGATGCCAAGGGTGATCTCGCCGTCGGCACGGGCGCTGATGCCGCTGCAAGGCTTGCCACGGGCACCAACGGCTTCGTCCTGACGGCGGACTCTGCCACGGCAACCGGCCTCAAGTGGGCCGCTGCTGCCGCTGGCGGCGTCGCCACGGGCGATAGCCCCACCTGGTCCGCCGCTCACATCTTCGCCGTCAACGGCGCAGCGGACACTCCGGCTATCCGGCTATCCGGCACCCCGTTCCTCGGCACCGCCACCACCTCTAAGCCGCTCCTCTTGATCGAGCCGACCGGCACCACCTCCACCGGCTGGGCGACCACGGGCACGATGCTGGGGGTGAACGCGGCGACCGGGTTCGCGGGGAATCTGATTGACTTAAAAGTAATTGGGACCACAGGCTTTAAGGTCGATTCGGGAGGCACTGTTACCACGTTTGGCAATGTAAACGTAGGAGCGTCAGTTTTGGCGACCAGTCACCTTATCCTAAATGGAACAACTAATCTGATCTATTGGAACGGTGGCGACTTGGTTCTGGGACGCCTCGGACCAAAAAGTCTTCGCCTCGGCAACAATCCCACGGCGTCGCCGACTGCCCAAACCCTCACCCTCGGCGAAGCCTCCCGCCCAGGCACCGACAGCAATGTGGCAGGAGCCAATGGCACACTGCAATCTGGCCTGGGCACCGGCACCGGCACCGCCTCCTCGCTCATCTTCCAGACGCCCACGGTCGCGGCGAGCGGGAGCACGGTGCAGACGTATGCGACGAGGCTGACTGTAAATACTGGTGGAGCGACGATCGTCGGTGACATGTCTTGCAATGGAGCTGTTGTTGCTGCTGCAAATCAGAAGTTCTTATTTTCTGGAATCGGCGGACTATATGGAAGTGCTGTGTCAGGAGTCATGTCTCTTCAGGATACCGGAGCCACTAGTGCGCGAATTGGTATAGGTGGTCAGACTTCTTCACATCCAGCCATCAAGCGCAACGGTGCAGCGTTGGCCTTCCGCCTCGCCGACGACTCGGCTGACTGCGCCGTGAGTGCGCTCTCCTTCCAGTCTGCCGCGCCTGCCGGTGGCACCTCGGGCGTGTGGAAGCTCGGCACCGTCGCTGTTGTCAGCCCAACCGTGCCCAACCGCACCATCGAGGTCGAGATCGGCGGCACCACCTATTATCTCGCCGCCAAAACCACCAATAACTGACCATGCAGATCACAGATCTTTCCCCGCGTGAGCAGGAAGCAATTGAGTTTGCTTTTGTAAGATACACCTGGCCCGGGCGCGACGCCAACGAAGGCTTGGTCATCCAGACCAAATACCAAGTCGAACAGTACGCCAAGCAAATGGACGAGGCTGAGTTCGAGAAACTCTACACCGACTGGCAGAGCCTCCCGCCTGACCAACAGGAGAACATCGCCAAGGTCATTGATGCCGCTGTCCAGAAAAACCAACCGCCACTCGAAAAACCTGCTGCCGCATGAGCGCGAATCCCTTGGAAATCCTCAAGAATGATGAGACTTCTGTCCTGCGACAGATCGCCCAGCTCGAAGGCGCATTGCTCTATATCCGTCAGTTCCGCGCCACCCTCACCAAGGACGAGGAAAAGAAGCCCACTGCCGGAGAACCTGCTGATCCTGATGGCAACGGATGACTCACCAACCTTGACGGGCGCCACCAACTGCCTGTTCAACCAGCGTTCGTTGACGGCGCCCTACTACCGCGAAGCGGTGGGCATCCAGGGTGACGAGAACGTCGGCAAGGCAATCGGCTTCGATGCCAATGGCGTCCTGGGGGCCATCATCGCCGGGGATGGCTCTTCGATCAACCTGCTCGCCCGTGGCGTGGTCAACGATGACACTGGCGACCAGGGCATTGCGATCAACGCCGTTATCGCCGCAGCGCCCCTCGGCTCCACTATCCTCTTTCCGCCGGGCAACTACAAGGTCCTCACCCCGATCAATACACTCGCCAAGCGTCTCCACTTCCGAGGCGCCGGTGCCCACTGCACACGCATTAACTTCCGCCCAGCCGCGCCGTCGTTCCTGTTCACCATCCCTGCCAACTCCGATAACGTCTACTTCTCTGATATCTCGCTCGTCGGCTCAGGCAACCCAGGCACCAACATCCGCATGGGGGCGATCAAGCAACTCAGCGACGCCCCGACCAACTCCGCCCTCACCGAATGCTTCATCACTCGCTGCAACTTTGAGCAGTTCACCGACGACGTCCTCTTCTTCAATGCTCTTGAATACGCCAGGATCTCTGAATGTCGGTTCCTCTCCAATGCCGACATCACCTCCCTCGGTGGCTCGGGCACAGGCACTGCCACCTGCGTCCGAGCTGATGCCCACGCCAATGCCATCCACCTCTACAAGTCACGGTTCTCTCAAAACGATCGCCTGATCCTCGCCCCCAGTGTCACGCTCTTTGACATCTCCAACAACTCGTTCGAACTCGATGGGTCACTGACCCGTGGCGGATGGTCCGCCGACTATTTCATCGATGTCGGCTCTGACTCCGTTCAATCCCGGGGCGTCACTTTCCGCAACAACTATGTCGAGGGTGAGAAGACGATCGCCACCCGGGCGTTCATGCGCCTGCGCAACGCTCTCGCCCCAATGGTCATCGGCAACACCATCACCGGCTGGAACAGTGGCGCGTCTCAAACCCACTGCTTCATCGAATTCGGCAATGGCACGCTCTGCGCTCGCGTCTCGTGCAATTGGTTCGAGGAGGTCCTGTCCTCCTTTATGTCCGTCACCGGTTCCGGTGGCAAGGTCCGCGCCTGGGACAACATCTTTGTCGATGGCGGCACCCTGTTGGCGACGAAGTCGTCCATCAATGCCCTCCTTGCCCCGTCCTCGGGCGCCTTCGAACTCGATGGCGACTTCATCAACCGAGGCGTCACCGTCGATGTCGGCGCCAATGGCGAAGGCTTCAATGCCTTTGGCTCCGGTAACGTCAACGCCACTGTCCAGTCGCTCTCCACGGGAGGCTCCCGCTCAGCTGTCCTCGACCTCAAGGTCGCCAATTCAGGCGGCGGTGACGCGGCAGGTTCCGTGCGCTTCAACTCCGGCATGTCAACCGGCGGCGGCATTACCGCCCTGATCGAGGGACTGACCAATGTCTCGGGTAACGGTGGGCAGCTTCGCCTCTCCACCATGAAAAGTGATGGCGTCATGACTGCCCGCCAAACCATCGACAGCAATGGCGATGCCATCTTCTCAGGTGCCGTCGAGCTCACCACGGCGGGAGGTGGCCTTGTCCTCAAAACCCCAGACGGCACAAAACGCTACCGCATCACCGTCAATAACTCGGGGGTGGTCACCTCCACCCTGATATGATCGAGAACGACACACCCTCAGCCGAAGGCGCCACCAATGTGGCGTTGCACCAGCGTGACTCCGCGCCCCCGTATCAGCGCCTCGTGGTCAATATCCAGGGCGATGCCAATCCCGGCAAGGCGATCGGGTTCGACGCGGAAGGCAGGTTGGCGACGCTCGAAGTCGACGAGAACCCGTTTGCCGTAGTGCGCACTGAGGCCCAGTTCGACGCCGCCCTAGCGGCTGGCAGGAGCATTGTATTGGATGGCACTGTTGCCCTGACCACCCCCAAGTCCATCGACACCCGCTGGACCACCATCAAAGGACCGGGATGCCTGAGCTTTACCCTCGATCAGGCTCTGCCAGCTTGGCAACTCCGCGCGCTCACCATCAATGCCGATGACGTCACACTGAGCAATTTTGAGTTGGTCTCGACTGAGCCAGTTGCCTCCAATCTCTGCTACGGCATCGCCTTCACCGAAGGACTGCAAAATGTCGGTCACCGCACCAAGCTCATCGATCTCCTCATTCACAACTGGAAGCGGTGCGTCTCCAAAGATGGCAACACCAGTGCGTTTACTTCGCCCCATGAAGGCGTCCTGATTGAGCGGCTCTTTGCCCACACCGCACGCGAGTACGTCTGCTGCCTGAACTTCGGCTTCACCCGCCTGATCATGCGCGATAGCAGGCTTCTGGGCTGGCTCGATGGAGCAACGCACGTCACCACCGACAACGCCATGTACGGTGGCTCCAACTGGAACGACTGCTCGTTCGATAATTGCCACTTCGGCAATGTCGGCAGAATGGGCTTCGAGGCTACGCCAGCGTCAATGGTCGACTACATCCACGAGCGCACACGGCTCCACTGGTGTCGGGCTGAGAACTGCGGCTCGATGGGGTTCAGTCTGGGCTTTGTCGACTCGGGCATCTTCGAAAAGTGCCTCGCCAAGAACGTCAAGCAGTGCGGCTTCGAAGTGGCGGGCTCCGCGCCAGGCGATCCACAGAACCCACCAGGGCATCCCGGGCTCTATGCGAAAGCGATCATCGAGTCCTGCGAGGTCGATGGCGTCTCCCACAACAACCCCTGCTACGGCATCAGCATCGACGGTGCAGCTGATACGCTCGTCCGGGGGGCGACCAAAATCTCCAACATCACCACTACCCTGACCGATGGCGCCTGTGGCGTAGGCCTTACCTCCTCCATCCGCTCCTCGGTTAAGCTCGTCGATTTCACCGACTGTGGTCACCTCTTCATCTACTGCACCAAGGGGTTCCTGGCCAATACGACGGGCGGGCACGTCTTCGAGAACAATACTTTCCGCAACCCGGGGGGGACGGGGAGCACGCACAGAAGTGTGTACGTTGACCAGCAAAGTGCTTCGGTACGGCAAAATACAACGTATCAGAAAGCGGGGACAACGCTAGGGTATCAGTGCATTACATCTGTTCCAGCTCAAGTTTTCGTAGACGGGGTGGCAGTGGCTTATGGTGATCAGACGTTTGGAGGCTCAAATATTCAATTGCCGGGATGAGCGTCGCTCTGCCAACTGCCGAATCGCTCAAGGACTTCTCCGATGTCGAGAAGCTCCGCATGCGGGCATTGCTCAAAGAACGCAAGGAGCAGCAGCGCAAGAATGGGATCGCCTTCTACCGCCCCCACCCGAAGCAGCAGCTCTTCCATGGGTGCGGGTTCCGCTACAGGTTGGCACGAGTGGGCAACCGCTTCGGCAAGAGCCTGATGGGAAGCGCTGAAGATGTCGCATGGCTGCTGGGGGAGCGCCCGTGGATCCCAGTGGGACTAGCTGAAAGAACCGTTGGTATCCCCCAGCGGCCTGTCAAAGGCGTGCTGATCTGCTCAGACTGGGACAAGAGCACTGAGATCTTCACCAATCAGCACGGCGATGCGGCGGCACGCGGTAAACTCTTCCAACTTCTCCCTGAAGCCAAAATCGAGAACGTCACCAAAAACCACTCGGGCAATACCTGCAAAATCTCAGTAAAGGGAAAGTACGGGGTCTCGATCCTCTACATCGAAACCGTCGCCTCCTACAAGGCGAACACGATGTCCGTCGAGTCCAGTGACTGGGACTTCATCCATGTCGATGAACCGCTCCCTGAGGGCATGTGGAAGGCAATGGCTCGCGGTCTGGTGGACCGGGGCGGAAGTGCCTGGTTCGTCTGCACCATGCTGAACGAACCGTGGATCAATGATTTCTTCCTCCCGAGCATGCGCGAGGAGCTGGACGGCGACATCCCATTCGAGTCAGGCCAAAAGTGGGTCCTGACTGGGTCCATGTACGACAACCCGTTCCTCGATCCATCCAACATCAAGGAGTATGAAGGTTCGCTCACCGAGGACGAGATCCAATGCCGCGTCTACGGCATCCCGATGAGCATGAGCGGGACGATCTACCGCGAGTTCAACATGAACCGGCACGTCTTCCACCATGCCCCACACGGCTGGAAAGGGAAGAATGACCCACCTTTTGAGTATTCGATTCGCTATGCCATCGACCCACACCCGCGCACGCCAACGGCAGTCCTTTTTGCTGCTACTGCTCCTTCTGGCGAGGTCTTCTTCTACGACGAACTCTTCCTGGGCGGGACCATCGATGAAATCTCTGTCCAAATTAAGCTGAAACTTCACAACCGAAACGTCATCTGGGGAATCTGCGACCCGCTCGCCTTCATCGAAAGCCCAATCGACGGCAGGAGCATGGCAGATGTCTTCATCGAGCACGGGCTCAACATCGAGAAAGCACCAAAGGACCCGAGCAACGGCATCCTCCAAGTCAAGGAGGCACTCAAGACCAAGGATTTCCTGTTCTTCTCCTCTGACTGCCGCAGGACTTTGTGGGAGTTCGATCACTACATCTGGGACGAGAAGAACCCGGACAAGCCGCGCCCAAAGGACAACCACGCCATGGAGTGCCTCTACCGCATGGTGCTGACGGGACTGGAGTACATCGAGCCGGAGGAGAACGACGGCAGAATCATTCCATACTCCACGCTCGCCACCTCCCGGTTCGTCCTTCCCGAAGGTCCACGCAAGCCCAAGCCCTGGGACCCGTCAGTCCGCTACCGCTAACCCATGGACAAGCGCTACATCGATGAGTTGGACGAGGAAACGCCTACGCGTTTCCACGCTGACCTGCTGGAGAAGTGCCTTGACCTCGTTAAGCAGTCGAGGAGCCGGATGGCGGATCGCTACTCCAGTTGGGACCGCCAGCATGAGGTCTACCTGAGCCGTATGCCGCTCGACAAGGGGGATCGCCAGAACATCGAGCAGGGGGTCCCGCCAAAGTTCATTGTCCCGCTCACGTTCGCCCAGGTCCAGACGTTCGTGAGCTTCTGCTTTTTGTTGTTTGGCCAGAACAAGCGCTTTTTCGAGCTTGAGCCCACTGGCGAGGAGGATTCGCTCACCAACGACGCTATCGAACTCATCATCAATGGCGACCTGGAGCTGAACAAGTGGTCGCTTTTGCTCTACCAGTTCCTCACCGATGTCACCAAGTTCGGAGTTGGCGTCTTCAAGACCAGCTGGCGGGTCGAGAAGACTGATGTGCCGGTGGAGGCACCGGAAAGGATCAACGAGGAAGTGACGGCACTCCAGACGCAGGAGGAGACGGTGACGGCATTCGAGGGCAATCGTATTTACAATGTAAGTCCCTACCAGTTCTTCCCAGACCACAGGCTACCCACCCGGGACTTCCAGCGGGGCGAGTACTGCGCCTCATCGGAGGAGTACACCGAGTCCGAACTCAAGGGGTTGGAGCAGGACGACATCATCACGGGACTGAAATATGTCGAGAAACTTAACTTCCGGAGTGACTTTGCCATCGACCGGATGCGGTTCGCCGCCATCGACCCCAAGAACCCTCAGGATGGCCTGTTCTCGATTATGCAGGTCCAGATCAAGCTGGTCCCGAACGACTGGAAGCTTGCGGGGGGTCGTGGAAAGCTGGGAGACTCCAAGCGACCCAAGACATATCTCGTCTGGATCGCCAATGACCACCGGATCGTCCGCTTTGAACCACTCAACGTTTACCATGGAGAATTCACCTACGCCGCCCACGAACTCCTCCCAGACATTCACGAGAAGCTCAACCTTGGACTCGCCGAGCTCATTGACGTATTACAAAGTGTCGTTGGTTGGTTTATCAATTCTCGTATCCAGTCCGTTTCGAGAACCATCGACAACTGGCTGGTGGCAGACCCTTCCGGAATTGACCTCGCCACCATTGAGAACAGATCTCGGGTCATCCTCCTGAAGAAGGCAGCGGCACGGCTGGGAGTCGAGCGGTTCGTCAAGCAGCTGACCGTCCAGGACAACACCACCGGGCACATCAACGATGCCCAGATGCTCATGCAGCTGCTCCAGACGGTCACAGGCGTCAACGAGAACGCCATGGGGCAGTACAACAGTGGTCGGCGGTCTGCTACGGAGGCCAGGGCGGTAATTTCGGGCGCCAGTGCACGCATGCGCATGCTCGCTGAGTTGATCTGGGTCGGCGGCATCGCCCCCGTGGGACGGCAGCTAATGATCAATGCCCGCCAGTCGATGTCCTCCGAGACATACGCCAAGCGAGTGGGGATTGGGAAAGTCGACCAGTATCCGATGTTCCACCAAGCGCCCAAGGACCTCGTGAGCAATGTCGACCACTTCATCATGAACGGGACGTTGCCGAGCGAGAAGTCGTTCATGGCCCAGTCGCTCCAGGAACTGCTCGGGATCGTCCTCCAGAGCCCAGAGGCTGCCCAGATGTTCAACCTCGACCCCAACAAGCTGATGAAGGAAATCTATGAACTACGTGGAATCCCCGGACTCGGACGATTCGGATTTAGCCCGGAGGACCAGGCAAGGCTCGCTCAGGCATCAGCGGCAACAACTCCAGGAGCTGAGGGAGTCCCCAGCGACGAAGGCAATGTTGTCAGACTTGCGCCGCCAGCGTGAACTGACTGAACAACTCATCTTTGAAAGTGAAATCGACTTCAAAACCCTGCTTAGCCGCGAACAGCTCATCGGCCAAAGGAACGGACTGGCCACTGCTGAGAGCTGGTTCGATGGTCGCATGATTGAAATTGACTCGGAAATCGCCAAACTCGAAAAGTCCCATGTCCCAGATTCCTAATAACAACATACAGTTAACTGAGGAAGAAATTTCACGTCGCCTCAAGAGGTTCGTTGTGAGTGATGAGCAGATTCAGTCGCTCCTCGATGCCAATACCCCTGTGGGGCATCGGAAGCAGATCCTCCAGCAAATGCTGGACGGGGCTGCCAATCACGCGATTACCGCCTCCAATGCCCTCCTTGAGCACAGGTTCGGTGAGCACCAGAAGGTCTTCGCCGACACCGACCGGATCGCGAGGGAAATGTACCGCGACCGGATGTTCGACAAGTTCTTCGGCAAGTACGGCACCTTGAAGGATTACCGCAAGCTCGTGGAAGATTCGGTCTCTGCCCTCTCCACCCGCGAAGATCTCCCCACCGACGATGAGAAACTTTTCGAGCTGATCGCCAAGGAATCCGAGGCGCGCGTTCGACCACTCAAGCCTGACTTCGTCTTAGTCCCAGACGCCAGCCAGACACCCACACCAACACACGGCGAGCGTGAGCGCGCCACCACACCATCCCATACCCCTGCGTCCACTGACGCTGGCGGCTACCAAGGAGGCACTGCCGGGGGCGGCAGCCGCTCCTCAGTGCCCGCCGGCAAAGCTGAACCCGGCCTCTGGGACGACAACTAAACAACAAACTCCGCCCCTGACCGGGCACTACGACAATGGCAATCCTGGGACTAACCAACACGAACAACCTGAGTGCCTTCATGGCCCTCACCAACCGCCGGAGGGTCTTCTACACCTACCCGAATGGCGCCGCACCGCTCGTCGGCTTGCTCTCCATCATGGAGGATGAGGTGACTGATGCCCCCACCTTCGGCTGGTGGGAGCAGCGGTTCTTGGAGAGAGGCACCACGCTCAACGCGACTCTCCAGTTCTACACCGCCTCCGGACCCACGGACATCGCCTCTAGCACAACCGCAGGCGCTGCCGTGACTTGGGCCGTTGGAACTGGCAACTACATCCAGACCCGTACGGTGACGGACGGGGCACGCTACCTGCGTCCCGGTGACGTGGTCACCTACTTCAACATGAAGATGACGGCAGGCTTTGCGGATTTGAAGCTGCTCATCACTGCTGTCGATTACGTGAACATGGACCGGTTTACCGGAAGAATCCTGGTCACTGCCGCCTCGACCATCCTCAACAATGCCACTGCCGGCGACAACGTCGGGAAATCGGTTCGCGTGACAGGGAGCGCGCATGAGGAAGGGGGTGTTTCGTACACCAGTCTCTCCCGCTATCCGACCAACCCGGTGAATTATACCCAAATTTTCCGGACTCCGTTCTCGTTCACCCGGACCGCTCTCAAGGAGCCTCTCCAGTGGGACAAAACCGGTGCCTACAAGCACGTCGCCAAGGACAAGGGGCTCGACCATATGGTCCAAATCGAGAATGCCTTCTTGTTTGGCACCCGGACCTCGTTTCTTGCCGCCAATGCCGATGGCGAGTCGGTCCACACCCGGACGACTGGCGGTGTTGAGTGGTTCCTGCAGCAGTGGGAACTGGGCAACATTACCAATACCGGGGCATTCGACTACCGCCCAGGCGGTGCTGTCGCTACCCTCAACTCTGACGCCAACAAGCGCATCATCGATGCCAGCGGCACCAGCAACACGATCACCCGCACCGAGCTCGAAGGCTACCTCCAGCGGGTCTTCGCCGTCTCCAACAACAAGACCAACGAGAAGCTGGTCCTCGGGGGTGCCGGATTCATTGGCGCCATCAACGTCACCTACGAGCGCCTGATCCAGACGACCCGCTCTCTCGGCAAGAAGGACGACGAGACCTACGGCATGAACCTCACCGGGCTCCAGACCGTCCACGGGATGATCTGGATGAAATCCCACCCGCTGTTCAGCGCCCGCACTGACATGAACTACAACGCCCTGATCTTGGACGTTGGGAACCTCAAGTACCGCTACCTGACCGATAGCGATACCATCCTGCTCAAGAATCGCCAGAACCCGGGCGAAGACCGCCGCCGCGACGAATGGCTCACCGAGTGCGGACTGGAAGCCCGGTTCCCCGAAAGCCACATGTACTTCAAGAGCGTGCAAATCATCTCCGGTTAGTGAACAGCCAAACAATCAACAACCAATTACTATCATGAAAGGCTACAATAACATCATCAACGAAGACCTCAGCACCGGTGCCGTGGACGTCAACTCGTCACGGCTTTACAATACGACGGCTCAGCCCTGTGCCGCCCACAACTCCGGCGACAACCCCCAGAAGGAGTACACGGTCGAAGCCCCCAAGAAGGGGAAACTGGGCGTCATCGGTGACGCTACCGGCTAGAACTCACCTTTTGGTGGGGCCACTACTCCATAGGGCAAAACTTGGGAGGGTAGAAATCCTATGACCGTCGGTGAATTAGCGCAGCAAGTTCGTGATTTTTTGCACGTCGGAGCGAGCCACGATGCCGCAGATTTGGTGATCATAAACCGCCTGATTCTGCAAGCACTCAACAATGCTCGTATCTGGGCGGAGCGAGAGAACGATTTTGCCCTTGCGCTGGTTCACGGCACCGTGGTGGCCTCACCAGCTGTCGGCGCCAACCTGGAGCAGGTTCTGGTGGGGGGCGAGATCGTCTCCATCAAGAGTCTGCTCAATGTTTTTTACGAACCGACGGCTGGCTCGGGGGAGCTGTTCCCCTTGCGCCGGAGACCCCGCTCCTCCTACGTCGGCTCCCTGCGCCGTACGAACCTCCTGGAGGAGTCCGCAGGCCCATGGGGGTCATATGGCCACCAGCTCGCCCGGACGGCTCCTGAGGTCACCAGCGGCCCAACGGCGGGCATCTGTGCCGAGGTCCTGACCTTCGGCAACAGTCTGTTCATCGAGCCATCCGCCAATGCCGACGTCACCCTCACTGTCGACGGCTACCGCTGGATGCCAGTTTACCAATTCGATTCTGATTCAGATTTCTTCTGCCGCTACTGTTCGGACTTTCTGCTCTGGAAGGCGGTCATCGAAGTCAACCACCGGCTGGAGATATTCGCCCAGAGGCAAGAGGGCACGTTGCCGCCTCCCACCACCATGCGTGACGAAGCCTGGGAGTCTGCGCTGAAGTGGGACGGGTTCCTCCACGAGGCGGGACGCGAGTACACACTTCTGACCTGATGCCTAAGCACGTTGTCTGCTTCTCTGGGGGAATTGGCTCGTGGGCTGCCGCCAAACGAGTTGCCGCCTGCCATGGAACTGACAACCTCACCTTGCTCTTTTGCGATACCAAGATGGAGGACGAGGACCTCTACAGGTTCCTGCATGAAGCTCACGCCAGCATCGGTGGACAGCTTGTGACGCTCTGCGACGGGCGGACACCATGGCAGGTATACGAGAAGGAACGGTACATTGGAGATTCCAGAATTGATCCGTGCTCGAAAATTCTGAAGCGAAAGCTGCTGGACAAGTGGAGGAACGAAAACTGTGATCCCGAAACTTCAACCTTCTACGTTGGAATCGATTGGACAGAGAAGCACCGGCTTGACCGGCTCCAGAAGTTGGTTGCCCCGTGGCGCTACGAGGCACCGCTCCTCGCCCCGCCATATACGACAAAGTGGATGCTGTTGGCAGAACTGAAGGAGGATGGGATCGAACCACCACGGCTCTACAAGATGGGGTTTGCCCACAACAACTGTGGCGGATTCTGCTGCAAGGCGGGGCACTCGCACTTTCGGCACTTGCTCGCCACGATGCCGGATCGCTACCGCTACCATGAGGAACAAGAGGCGCGACTGCGCGGTCTCGGCATCAACGGAGCAATTCTCAAGACTCAGGTTGGTGGTATCAGACGAAAGATTACCCTGAGAGAATTTCGCGAGGCAATCGAGTCCGATACCCAAGGCAATCTCTTTGAAGAAGACGACCTTGCCGCCGGGTGCGGGTGTGCCCTGTAACCAATTGTCCTATGCCGCTTGAGCCCCGCCAGTATGACCCGACTCGGGCTCACTTTGGGAAGGAACTCCGTTCCCAGCGCTACATCCCGGAGGTTGGCGACTTTGTCGAGGAGGTCGAGTTCGAAGTCCCTCACGACATCCCGTTCCAGTACGTCCAGGAGGATCTCGACCCCACCTCTTGGTCTGTCCTCGGCGGCGAGATCGTCAACGAGCGCAACTCGAACAAGTCCCGCCACAAGGAACTCCGCTACCCGAAGCAGTTGGACCCGGGCAGCGGCGACCCTGCCACCGCCTCCTTCCCGCTCATCACCGAGGAACTCCTCAGTGCTGACGAACTCAGGGAATTTGTCGATCACACGATTGTTGTCAGCCGCCTTGAGCCCCGGGGCGGCTCGCTCGATGACGAGGTCCTGGGCGTCAATGGCGTCTATCGGGTGGCACTCGACCCCGCCACCACCGGCCCCTACTACAAGGTCCGGAAGGTCTACCGCGCCAAGGACCAGGTGTTCCTTACCCGGGAGAGTTTCGACACCGACCCGACAACTGGAAACCGAGTGCGGGTCACCCGTAGCGTGGTCGACTTTGTCCCCTCCCCGTTGACGGTCCCGCAGCTGCCGGGCGTGTCGGTGAGCTACAAGGAAGCCGCTGAAGGAGTGTGGATCAAGGAGCTGCGGGAACTGCTCCAGACCGATGGTCAGACGCCGATCACGGGTGCTGGCGCCTTCGCCACCTACCAATATTACACGAGGATCAACTACACTTTTCCATCGTACATCAAGCCGTTCGATCCGTTCGTTGACCTGATCAGAACGTTGAACAGGCAGCAGAGGCGCACCATCTTCGACATCAGAATACGCACCCGGCGCGAGTTCACTGCCAATGTCTGGGCCAAGAAGATTGTCTCGTACCACGCGGCGGCTCCCGCCAGACCAGCCGTGTTCGAGTGGAGGTATACCGATTGGCGCCACAGTGGGGCTCTCTTCTCGGTCAACATCGAAAGAGTCATCGCTAACGAGACGCCGATTTACGCGATCACTTTGCTTAACGACACGGTGTGGGGCGCCTACAACGAACTGGTCGTATTTCCCGCGTCACCACGGCTTACAACTGACCAATATTTGGGAGCCATAGGCTCTGAAGCCTTGGTTGATGTGGATATTACCCAAGTGGAAAACCGGATATTTAGGATGACAAAAACCTACGTGGTGATTGAATGATGGAGTAATGAATAATCTCTGTCCATTGTGCAAAAATACTCCACGCCTTGAAGGGCAAGCATACTGTCGTGAGTGTCGCAATCTATACGCGAGAGAATGGCGGGCAGTTGCCCAAGGGGGAATTTGTCCGAAGTGCAACATTAATCCCAAGAGAAAGGGGCAGTGGGACTGCTCAGAATGCCACAACGAAGCACAGAGAAAACGGACGAAAACGCATCCCCCGGCAAAGCGCACTCCTGCACAACTTCGTCAGATTGCACATACCAAGAGAGAACGGTATAGGAAGAATCCGCCTCCAAAGGTTCCGTATTCAGGATATCAGGCTCCAAGAACTCCTGAAAGATGCAAACGAGCAAAGGCTCGATTTACGGCTTGGTATCATTTATCGCGGGGGAAAATCACAAAGAAAGATGAGTGTGAAATTTGCGGGGAAGGGAAGACTGAAATACATCACCCTGATTATGACAAGCCTTTGGAAATAGTGTGGCTATGTAAGCCGTGCCATGATGGCATTCATATCCTTATGCGTGAAATGGAGCGAGAGCGCGCTATGAAGTCCGCTTAACAAGAGACTCAAAGTGTGGCAGAAGATCCATACCATCCCCGGCCTGAAGATTCTCAGATCGATCCGCATCCGTTTCGGGCTTCGTTTCACGGACGCGAAGATGGTTCGCCCGGTCATCTCGCAGTCGAATCAGGTTATGTGATCCCCGGGGGTTTCCTCGCCGGCTTCGAAGCCATCCTTCCCTCTCTCAATGCCCTGCCTCTTCAGAATCCAGTGCATACAGGCGAGATTACGCACATCGTTGACCCCCCGATAGGTGACTATTATTTAGAGGCCACTGGGTCGTGGAGGACGATAGGAGCGGATGGGGCGGATCAGATTGAACTGTTCCAACCTGTCACGGCTGAAGTCCTCCATCGAAACGACCTGACTCTCACAGACGACACCAAGCGGGCTCTGAAGATCTTCAGGCTGGAGAGTGACGGGCGTGTGAGCCAGTACATCCGAAGCGATATCCCGATGAACTTAACGCGGAATGTCACGACTCCTGATCCGCCGATTGACCCGCCGCCAACTGAGCCAAGCAGCAGTTCAAGCTCGTCGTCATCCAGTTCCTCCTCGTCATCCTCGTCCAGCAGCGGTCCTGGTCCTGACAACGCCGCCTTCGTCCACTGGTTCATCCCCCCGGATGAAGTGCTCCCAGAGGAAACCTACTGGATGGACGTCACCTTCCGCAACCTTGGGGATACGTGGTATCCCGGCTTCGAAAAGCTCCTGCCCACGGCTTACGACTGGGGGATGTTCGAAGTGCCGCTGCCGGCTGTGACCCCACCAGGAGTCGAGCGCACATTCAACGTC